AAAAACAAGACGATTTAGAAATGGATATTGAAGATTTGGAAGATGACGTTAGAGATGCGCAATATGAAAGCAGACGATTATCTCGTTTAATTGAAAAACTTGAAATTAAATTTGTTAATTTAAAACCAACACAAGAACAAGAGGAAATTTACATTCCAGAATTTAATCCTAATCAATTAACTTTGTTTTAAAAGGCATTTCCACAAAATAAAATAGGTATATGGAAAAGAACATAAATGATTATCTGCCTTTTTATTTGGGGTGTGAGTGTAAAAGTAAACATGGGACTATGATTTACACGCTTATTTCTGTAAGCAAAACTCAATCTCCTATATTAAAAGATAAGTATGGTAACGAGTGTGTAATATTTGACTTTAAACTAATCCTTCGCCCTTTAAGTGATATGACATTACAAGAACAAGAGTATTGTTACGCCATAGGTCACAAGAGGCTTAAAGGTGGTATTGTGGAATTATTTAAAGATAAACTATTTGACGCTACTCAGTTCCATTATCTTCTCTCCAAACACTTTGATTTATTTAATCTTCACGAAGCGGGATTGTGTGTGTATAAATCAGACTTAAAATAAAAATGTTATGAGTAGTATACTTGAAAATGAAATAGAGAAAATAACAGAAGGGGATTATTTGGCTGATAAAGCTAAAATATATCAACTAACTGCCGATGTTGCTGTAAAGTTTGGGATGTATATAGGTAGCACAGGGGCTTACTTATTTGACAATACCGAGCAAATTACACATAGTGAATCAGAGCATTTTTTTCACTTCATCAATAATATATACAAGCCATGAAGCATATAACTGAAATAAACTCTATAAAATTAAAAGATGGTACTATTATAAGTGTCAATGATAATGTAGTAGAAAAAGATACCAATTTCCATCATATACCGTTTAAGGTGCAAGGTATTTTTTTATCAAACTTGGGTTATTGTTTTTATATGGCAAATAATAGTACAGGCAAATATTTTGGCAATAGCCATGAAGTTAATAATTATAAATTATACAAGCCATGAGTAAAAACATAACAGACGAAGAAATTGAAAAGCTGGCTAAATCTGAATATAAGTTAGGACGGTTATCGACATTACCTCAATGCAACAAAGCCCACATGAAAAGAGCCGCATTTATTAAAGGCTTCTTTTATCAACCACTTCCAAAACCACCAAATAAATAAGCCATGAGTGATGAAGATTTTGGACTTAGTACTTTAATTCTTGTATCAAATGACACGCAACAACCATTTAATATCAAGTACACTCACAAACGTTATACTGCCAATAGAATTTCTTGTACTGTAACAATGTTTGGCAAATCATTTACTGAAGTTGGAGAAAACTGTACATATAAAGCAATTGTTAATTGTATAGAATACGCTGTTGAAACTTTTGCAATGTTCGCTGATTTAAAACCTGCACTTGAAGAGAAGAGAATGAGAGAAAACAAACTTTGCCAACCTTGTAAATTTGAACTGTGAATTCAATAACAGAAACACGAACAGAAATAGAAAACGGAATCGGCATTTATGAAGTAAACATGAAACTTGAATTGTCTCCAGATGTAAGTTATGCTGATGCGCCAAAGGTAATGGCGTTCTTTACAAAACTGGAAGGTTTTGTTAATAAACGCTTTATCGAAGTACGAAATTTTCACTGCACTAAAAGCGTATATGAAAATTTCGTACTAGTACATTTTTTTCATTGTGGGAAAAAGGGTGAGTTACTTGAATTTGAAAATGAGATTAAAACATTAACATCCCGTTAACATTTTAATCCAAAACTTTATCGTACATTTGTGTAACAAATTAAAAATTATGACACACATTCCAGGATTAGACAAGTGGTTAACTACACCACCAGAAGACAACGAAGAAAGCTTCGATGATTATGTAGATAACGTAATTGCAGCAAATGGCGGCGATTGGGAAGACAAATGGGAAAGCATCGCACGAAAAAGTTATGACAATTTGGAAACTTATGCAAAATGTGCAGACAGAATCCAAGAATACGAAATGGAAAAAGCAATCGAAGGGAGGGAATATCATGGAGAATAATCAACCAGTTCAAATGTATTACTTTGTATTACAAATGAAATCAAGTTTTGGAGAAGATTGGTATTTGAGCTCTTCTATGCCTTGGGAAAAAACTGAAGAGTACTTATTTTGCGTGTCTAATCACGAAAACGTTGTCGCTGTAACGAAAATAAAAGAAGAGGATTTCCACAAAGAAAAAAATATTGATGTTTAAATTATTATTAATTAAACTAAAACTAAAAATAAAAACAATCATGTTCGAAGAAATAATAGACGGCATCATGTTACAGTATCATCAGAAATACGTTGAAAACAAAGATAAGATTGATGCTGAAGACGATGAGTTTTCAAAATCAAAAACAAGAAGACAAATGAACGAATTGGTATCTGCAATAGTTATCTTGTATCAAAATAAAAACAAAGGGTATAACTAATGTATACAATGACAAAAACCGAGCTTTGGAACAGAACGCAGTTAGCGTGGGAAAGCCCTAACTGCATATGGGAGCTCGAAAGAAAAAATGGTTTCGTGTGGAAAGAAGATGGTATGCTATACGCGGTTCCAGGAGTTGCTGTAATGTGCGCAGGCCTGGAAACATTTTCTGAATACAGGGATATCCGAGCAATCCAACTCGATGTTGAATGGTCTTACTTAATGTTCATGGAACAAGCGATATGTTTCTTGTTTGACGGAAACTTACATGGCTTCAACCATTGCGTAACTTCAGCACACGAACCGAAACTTGTATTCAAAAAACCGTATTTTTTCAGATTCAAAGGAATAGAAACGATAAAACAGGTACTCACAATGTAAGATGTATGAGATACAAAATAACAGAAACGCAAAAGCAATTTCGAAAAGAATTGTTCAAATCAGTAAAAGCCGGCAAGGGAACTTCGCCGGCATTTAACGTACTGTCGACTGCAGCATTAGAAGAGGCGGCAATCCGCAAAAGAGAAAAGATGATGGGTATCGTCTTGTCACGAATTGAACGTGAAGCTACAGCTAACGTTGGCGACTACGCAATCATAAGAAAGCATTTCGATTCAGGCAGAACGCTGCTATTACATCGAAAGGGTAAAGCTTGGACATCGATGAAAATGTATGCAAAGCGTTTTCAAACCAGAGACGAAGCCGAAGCAGAATTAAATCAAACAAAGAAACTTAAAACATACATATATGGAGTACTTAATATCGGTAGGTAGCCAAACCGAACGCAGTGAGGCTAAAGGATTAATCACATTCAAGTGGAACGTAAAGGGCAAAGATTTCAATTTCGAAAAGGTAATAGCATTTTCGGTAAACGAATTCGGCTGTTACATTCCAGAAATCGAGTCACGAACATGGGGTGGAATCGGAGTAATGACAATAAAAGAAGCAATGGGACTTCCAGATACATTTTGTTGTTGCAATCCAGAGCACACAGAAGAAAACATGGACTCAATGAGTATCGAATTCGGTAGGAGAATATCAAAAGAAGTCCACTTGCGCCAGCCATTCGTGAAGACCGAACGAAAAGACACGGTTTCCGCAAAAGAAAAAATATCTGATGATGGTGCTATTGGAAAGGTAGATGGTAGGTCAAGTAAACGTATGTTATCTGCCAATGATGTAGATATGATTAAGTCTTCTAAAGAGAGTGATTCCGAACTAGCTAAAATATTTTGCGTTTCTCGTGATTATATCAATAAAATAAAAAGAGGAATAAGAAGATGACTGAATCAGTTTTAAAATGGTATATCCGCAAAAAGAAAAAAGGATGGGTTGAAACTTATTATAAATCTTCGTCTTCTTGGAGATGCCATGCTCATCTGGCTTTATCGTTTGAAACAAAAGAAGACGCTTACGAGGTTTTTTTTGATATTGATAGAAAACCAGGATTTGAATACTTATTGGTTAAACTTGATGTTAAAGAAGAATATTATAAATGGCTTAAACATGGGAGACGTTAAACCGAACGAAGTGAGGATATTCAACGCTAAACCGAGGATAGCACAGTGCGTGGTAACAAATTTGATATTGGTTACCACTTGTAACGCATTGAATATCAATATGTTATGTAATTGTGGTAAGATGTATATATTATTATATTATAAAGTGGTAATCGTATTTTGTAGACATATATGTATTCATGTCTTTGTCTACAGTATGTCTACAATATATGAATACAATTTCATTTTATATTTTGTGCAACATTTCTCCTACCCACACTACTACGCCATAACGTGTTGAAAATCAATAAATTACAACGTATGTAGCTTTTTTCAAAAAAACGTGTTACCACACATATTAAACTTTTCATAATATGATGGAAGAAATTATCTATAAAATGTTATATTTTGCCAAAATTGGCGAAAAAATCAAGATAAAATCGGAAAATTCCGAGAAAGTGTTCAGAAATTTGCTATATGTGAATCGTGTTAAAAAACGCAAAAGGAGTTTCAAGATGGAAGAAATTAACCAAAAAGAAATGCTATTATGGCGCTCAAATTAATCCCACACATATTTTTTCTTTTGCGGGAATCAACTAAAAATCAACCAAATATGAATGAAGAATTAAAATTGCAAGCAGATTGTACAACATGGTTTCAGAACAACATGAGCAGACATCGAAAGAAATGGCGGCGAGTTAAAAACGAAACCGACTTAAAAGGAAAACAAGGAATGATAATGGGGCAGCTAAACAAAGCAACAGGAATCGTAGCAGGAACATGGGACTCATTTTTTATTGTGGAACCTGTCGTTTGGCTTGAGTTTAAGGGAGCCAAAGGTGTGCTGAGCAAAGAGCAAATTGAATTCCAAGAAATGGGTTACGAAGTTGGCTGGAAATTTGTTACTGTTAAAACGTTGGAGCAATTTAAAGATGTATGTAAAAGTTTATTTAACTAATTAAAACACGATATGAAAGCTAACAAGGATGGAGAATTAGAAATGGGAAATACTACCATAAACCATTGGCAAGTACAGGCATATGCAGGAGATGGTTCTGCAGAACAGCTTTGGGAAAGCGCCAAAATGTACTTCATGTGGTGTGAGAACAATCCTATATACAAACAAGAAATGATAAAACAAACAGGCGAAGTTGTTAACTCGATATGTCCAAGACCATTCAATCTTCCTGCACTCGCAATACACTGTGGAGTGACGCCTGGTTACATCAACGACATGGCAAGAAGTGTGAAGGCAGGGATGCTACATTTAGTTGCGCAAAAGATCTTACAGGTTATATACTCACAAAACCTGGAGTATGCTATGGTCGGAATCTTCAATCCGGTTATTGCTGCAAAGAAACTAAACCTGGGGGTTAATGATGAACAAACCAAAGTTGCGGCGAGTATCAACATCGAAGTAATAAAAGGTAATGACATACCAGGATTAGCCGACTCTGAATTTGAAAAGACTGGAAACGAAAACGACTAATCTGAAAACGTCTTTTCAGAAATTACCATTGATATTTTTTCTTTTGTGGAAAAACCCTAAAGGTAATTCAGTTTTTAGAAACTGCAGAAAATCGTGGCTTCCAATATACGAGTAAATTCGTACTTTAGCATTAGCTTAACATTAACATAAAGTTTTGCTAATTGTGAAAACTTTAGCGTTAGCATAAAATTAAGTTAAATTTAAACTTTAACATTTATCTGGGATTTGAACATATAACAAATATAATGTTAAGTTTTTGCTTATTTATTACTATTAACAAAAATATAACACTGTGTTAGTATCGAGTTAAATTACTGCATACTTTTGAATTTTAGGCTTTTTTTAACGTCATGCTTTTGAAAAAATTTTTAGCGATTTATTAGGATGAAAAATTTTGATTTAGCGATTTATTAACTTTGAAAATTTGGAATTGTAAAAAACAAATTTCGAGTGTTATAGTTTTGCTAAAAACTGAATTATTATATAATATGTTATGTTAAGTTGTAAAATTATGTTAAAGGCCTTGATTATCAATCAGTTACAAATCAATTTAAGTTAAAATTAACTTAAAATCCTATAAATGATATTATGTTAAGTAGAACGGCATTTTTATGCTAAGATCTTGTTAAAATCCTGGAATTACTTGTTTTTTACAATACCAAATCCAGGATGTTAATGTTTAGTTAATACCGGCTTTAACATTTCTTTTATTACTGGCAATTTGTCGTGACTTTATGTCATGGTGTTATTTGGCGTTTTAATGCGTTTTACGGCAAAAAACTATGTTTGTGTATATTATCATTGACTTGATGGCGAACGTTGAAATTTGGGCAAATTTGGTATTTTATTTATATGTAACTGGTTGAATATCAACGCATTACAACGATATAAAAAAAGTAAAAATTCGATGGCAAAACTCAGTATGTTAACAGTATGCTAAACAGGCCTGGTTAACACTTTCTTAACATTTTAACTCGTATATACGCGCACGTACACGTGTATTATATATGTATATATGGCAAAAAGATCTTAACTTTTGATTAACGATTCATTGTGATTATTTTAACGATTACCAGTGTACTTTTGTGTAACAAATAAAAAATAAAAAATATGACAACTTTTAACAATGCTTTAACAGTCCCAGAATTATGCGATATTAAAAACATGGCAAACGAAAAACTTGATATGTATATAAATAATCTTAATATGGCAACCGATGAAGTTTTGATTGATATAATAAATGATTCAATCAATTATACTAAAGTTTTGCTATCAAAAATTGAAAATATGATACACGAACAATTAACAAACTCTTAACATTTATTCACGTATATTTGCATAACAATTAAAAAATAACAAATGAACTTAACAATCGCAATTTTTAGCATCTCTTTAGTAATCAACGTTTTAACTTTAATTTGGGCAATATTGCCATCACATAACGAAAATAATTATATCAAATTACCCAGTAACATTTAACAAATCATTAACAACAACCAATTGAAAAATACCATACTTTTACATAACAATTAAAAATTAAAAAAAATGGCAAACGTTAACAAAATTAAAAAATCAGAAAATTCAGAAATTATGGAAACTTTAACAGTTGAACAACCAACAGAAAACCAAGAAATTGTGGAAAATACTCCACAAGAAATCACAGTTGAATCATTAACGCAACAAATCAAAGATGCTAAAAAAGAACTAAATGTTCTTAATGATACGCATGACTTTGACGAAACAAATCCCGAAATTATTGCTAAAGAAAATGAAATTAGCAAACTTTTAGCTGAACGTAAAACGTTGGAAAAAACTAACGAAAAGTTAAAACTCGAACGTGAATTTAACGAAAAACTTGAAATTGCAAAAAATGATTTATGCGACAAACTTGGAATTTCTAACGAAACTTTAACATCATTAATCGAACAATCAAAAGATGTTAAAGACACGTTAATATCCAGTTTTAACACAGTTTTTGGTAAAAAAGTTTTGCACGTTGCGGAAAACACAACTGGCAAAAACTTAGCAAAACAAAATGCTAAAAGTAACGGTGGGGTGAACATAACCAAGTCTGTTAAGGATATGCTAACAGCCGGAAATGATGCAGAAATAATCGTTAACTTTATCTTAACAAATTCGGATATGGATGAAACAAAAGCTAAGAAAAGGTTAAATGACATTCGCTGGGGATGGGAAATAGAAAATGGTTTACGTGAAAAACCAAGTAAATAAGGTTAAATTAATCCTAATAAAAACTGGGGAAGAAATTCCCCAGTTAATTTGTTTCACGTGAAACCAGGATGCTAGAAAAAAGTTAAAATTGAAAGTCGTGTCCCTAGTCCTTACACAACTCCCTGTCAAACTTTCAACCTGTTAGTAAATAAATTTGGTTGGTAAAAAATTTACTCGTACATTTGTATTATGAAAAATTTAAGCACGCCCGCTAATTAATACGCTTGATACCTCGGGAACGACAGCGTTATTAATCCCGAAGTATCTGAATCGAAAAAAAGGATTAATACAAAACAAGCGGGTGAGAAACATTAGCCTCGCTGCGCTCGGTGGATATTATCGCAAACAAGCGGGTACTTAATTTTTCCAGTTCTTTTACATGACCATCGACATTTTTTCTTTTGTGGAATCAAAGCCTTTAATCTTAAATGGAAACAGTAACTTATTTGAACGGTAAAATCGTATGCGAAGTTATGGCAAATGGATGCCATGAAGTTCTAAACCGTAAACCTAATTTTCATGGTTATCCTCGAATTACTTTAAATGGAATTAGGCAACATCTTCACCGAGTTGTATTTATGGTCGAAGTTCTTGAAATTGACGAACTTGATTCAAATGTTTTTGTACTTCATTCATGTGACAATAGAATGTGTAGTAATACCGAACATTTGTTTCTTGGAACAACGCAAGATAATACGAAAGATAAATGCGAAAAAGGAAGACAAACAAAAGGCGAAGGGCATATTAGTTCTAAACTTACCGAACCCGATGTTAAGTTGATAAGAAATTTATACAGTTCAAAAATGTATACTATAATCTACCTTGCAAAAACGTTTGGAGTTTGTTTTAGTACGATAGCTCGTATTATTAATTACAAAATTTGGACTCACATATAACTTATGCGTGTTTCTATAATTTTCGAAGAAACCCTTGCCTTGATGAAAAATTCAAGAAGGATAATTCATCAAGGTGGACAATCTGCAGGAAAAACGGTTAATGTACTTGCTGCGATTGCGACTGTTATGGCTTCACCTGAAGATTACGGTTTTCCGAGTAATTCAACCGCTACGATAACATCGATGAGTTTTCCTCATCTGAAAGCTGGTGCGATTAGAGACTTTGACAAATACATTTTACCTGAATTTAGTCAAGCTATCAATCAGTACCGGAAAAGCGACCATACCATTATCTGGCAAAGTGGCGCTGTTTGTGAATTTAAAACCTACGAAACCGAGTATGATGCTCGTGGACCTCGTAGGCAAATTTTGTTTGTAAACGAAGCTAATACCTTTGATTACATGACTTATTGGCAGTTAGATTCGAGAAGTCTCGTATCTATTTTAGACTACAATCCAACCATTAGATTTTGGGCGAATGAAAAGGTAAAGGAAGAACCTGGTACTCAATTTCGGAGGTCTTGGCACATACATAATTCTTTTCTTTCAGACCGACAACATGAAGAAATCGAGGGAATTAAAGACCCTGAATTGTGGAAAGTTTACGCTCGTGGTATTACTGGTAATGTGAAAGGGGTTATATACCCAGATTGGAGTATGGTTGATTCTATTGAATGGGAAGACCCTTTCTTTGCAATAGATTTTGGTTTTACCAATGACCCTACAGCAATCGTCAAAGTTGAAAAAATTAAAGAAAAAATATACGCCGAAGAAATTGCTTACGTAACAGGTAGCATGACGGCGAAAAGAATTAAATCTTGTTTGGAAGCTAACGGATATGATGATAACAGTATCATCTACTGCGAACACGAACCAAACATGATTAAGCAAATGAAATTGTTAGGTTTAAGAGCCGTTGCTGCCAAAAAGGGACAAGGTTCCTTGAACGCCGGTATTGAGAAATTGAAAGAATACGAAGTCTTTTATATCGGGAGAAACATCAAAGGAGAGCGTGAAAAGTACATTTGGGAAACCAATGAGTTAGGGAATCCTACTAACAAACCTGTAGACGCCCATAATCACGCCCTTGACGCTATCAGATATGCCGTATACAGTCATTTCTATCGTGAATAATGAAATAATATATTTGCAGGTTGGCGAACAGGATGGAGAAACTAGTCAATGACTTGTAATTACGGAACAACGTACTTGACTTGGCACGTAAACAGATTGTGCCACCTGCATTTTTTCTTTTGTGGGAATAAAAAAAAATAATTATATGGAAAAAACACTTGGAGAAAAAAGAGTACGTACAGATTTCAATGTATCATCAAGTTCAGATATTGACAAAGTGAAAAGACTTTCAGCAGAACTTATTGATTCTGTTGATAAGATTTTACCTAATCCAAAAGATGCCGAACAAGCAAGATTAAAAGCTCTTGCATTGACATCTTACGAAGAAGCTGCAATGTGGGCAGTAAAAGCTTTAACAATTTAAACTTAATGTTATGTACATACCTAAAATCGGAGAAAGAGTTACGATGGATACTGTTCTGGGAAACTTTAAGCAGTACAGGCGCAAAGGTGTAACCGAAATGCGCCCTTATATCAAAGGTGAAGATTTATCCAAAATCAGCGTTAACAAAGAAGATAACCCTGATAGAGATATGGGTATGATAGCAAGGAATCCTGCTAACAGCAAAGACCAGTGGTATGTTTCCAGAAGGTATTTTGAAGACAATTTCGAAGATGCTCAATAATCCCTACTCTCTGAAAACCTTACGAGAGAAATTACCGTGCATTTTTTCTTTTGTGGGACAAGAATCCGAGTTAAACGAATACTCGTACTCGGATTCATCTTATTAATTCGCTTTTTTCTTTTGTGCTCGTTTGTTATTTGTTATGTTTTATTTTTTAGGTGGGTGGCTTCGTTCACCACTCACCTTTTTTAAATTTTTTAATAATGTATCGAGTATACCGTAAGTTCTTATTTTTGTCTATATTCTTCGTTGATTGCGAAGATATCATTTGCCTGCCAGACGATGGAGTTGTAATCTGTAAATTCGGAGGAAAGCCTATTGCTATTTTAGATAAAAACAAATTTTCCTATGCCAAGAGAATCTTCGTGGATTTCCCAAAACACAAACAACTATAACAATCTGTTTGGGAGTATTTCTAAACATATAACTAATTCAACACCAGTTGATTTCATTCCTATTGACAATAATAGCAATACTATTAACGTCAAAGAGGAAGCTGTATGGAAAGGTCTTGGCACAAAAGAAATGCAATTTTGGGCATACTGTTTTTGTTCACCACTAGCTTCTGTAATTGACAGACTTTCTGATGCTGATATTAATGGCGAACTTATGTTTTTACGCAAGTCCGATGATAGCGATTCTAATTCAGCCGCTGTACGAAAGATAAAGGACTTACTAATAAAACCTAATCCGCTATCAGACCAATACGAATTTCGTGCAGAACAGGTTACTTATAAACGCACTTACGGTTATGCTCTTGTTTACGCTATGGGCATGACAGACGACAACCCATCAACATCTTCTTTTTTGTGGAATCTCAATCCTTTTTATTGCGAACCAGTGCGCAATGACGACTTCAATCCTTTTGTTACCAAAAGTTGCAACCCTATTAAAGAGTGGAATGTACGTATACTCGGTAAAGACTACCAAATACCCGCAAAAAAAATATTAATACTTAAGGATTCATACCTGCCAAGACATAGAGATGAACTCGGTTTACCTATATCCAAAATTAGCGGTCTTGATTGGGCGATAAGTAATATATGCGCAGCTTTTGAAGCAGATAATGTGCTGTTACGTAAGAAAGGCCCTCTCGGTTTCATTTCACAAGATGGCGGAAAAGACCCTGTTGCAGGTTACGTACCTTTAAGCCCCAAAGAGAAAACTGAGATTCAAAACGATTTGCAACAGTATGGTCTTACGTGGGCGCAATGGCAGTACGTAGTTACAAGGCAAAGTCTTCGTTGGAACGCTATGTCTTATAACGTAGGCGAACTTCAAACGAAAGAAACCATACGTCAAGGCACAGATGCTATTTGCGACAGATACGGTTATCCTGCGGAGTTGATGAGTGGTAAAAATGCAACCTATGAAAATCGTACCTCTGCTGAAAGGTATTTGTATAACTCTACCGTCATTCCGAGTAATCGTAGAGATATGCACAGAATTTCTGATTGGCTTGGACTTTCAGATGATTATATTTACTACGATTACAGCGATTATCCTGCTATACGTGACACTAAAATCGTGCAAGGAACTGGAATAAAAGATTTGTCTACTGGTATTCAAATTCAGATTATGGCAAATATAATCACTTTGAATCAAGCAAGGCAAATGTTGGATATTAACACAGTTCAAGGAGATGATATCTACTATTCATCTGAAGAATACGCAACGAAGTATGGCGCTAATTCAGAACCGCCGCTACCAACTCCGCCTAATGATAAACCAGCGCCTACTGATAAACCAACACCATAACATTTTTTCTTTTGTGGATAAAAAATAAATATGAACGAGGTTAGTTATTTGAACGGTAGAGTTAAATGTGTGGTCGCTGATAGCGGTTGCCATGAAGTTGTGAGTCATGTACAAGGCAATAATGGATATGTTCAGTTAAATTATAACAAAAAATTAAATACAGTTCATCGAGTAGTTTATATGGAGTATGTACTTTTTGTTAATGAATTAAGTGGTGATGTAGATGTTTGCCATACTTGCGATAACAGAAAATGTTGTAATCCAGAACATCTTTTTCATGGTAGCAGATTGGATAATGTAACAGATATGGTTGAAAAACGAAGAAATTCAACAGGTAAACAACATGGAGATACTTGTAGAGGAGAAAAACAAGGGTTGTCTAAATTAACAGAAAAAGAAGTTGTTTTAATGAGGAGTTCTTTTAATTTGGGTTTGAAAACTCAACAAGAGTTATCTGAATTATTTGGAATTTCAAGAAGAACTGTAAATAGTATTATTAATTATAAAACTTGGACTCATGTTTGATAAACACTTGCATCCGAAAATACTTGAAAGAAAATTAGCTTCTGGTAACATAATGAAAACAGAAGCTGTTTCAACTTCTGTTGCTAAACCAGAAGATTTCCTTTCATTACTTGATAAACGTCAAGTACGTGGATATTCTTCTATATGGACTTCAAAAAACTCTCATGATGAAAGGTTTTTGAAGGGAGCGTATTCAAAAAGCGTTCAGGAGCGAGGTCCTGAGTCAAACTCGCAACAACCGATAAAATTTCTTCGCCAACATAATAGCGGAGACGTTTTATCGTTGTTCGAGGAGTTGTACGAAGACGAAATTGGTTTAGGTTTTAAAACAAAAGCGTTAGACCCTGTAGACAGCGCAGACAGGGTTTTAATACAACTTCGTTCAGGCAGTTTAAATAACTATTCAAATGGTTTCTTGCCAATTTGGAAGACCGCTACTTATGACGACAAGACTGACACAATAATTTATCCAGAAGTTAAACTTTTTGAAATAAGTGTTGTTGGTCTTGCTTCAGACTCTGAAACATTTACCTGCCGTACACTCGAAGAATTTAATGAAGAACAACTCAATTTATCAGATGAAATTGAGTATTACATAAAGTCATTGCCGAGAGCTCAACAACTCGAAGCAAGATTCCTTTTTACTCGCCAAAAAGCACTTTACGAACAGAAGCCGAAACAATCACTTCATACAAAAGAGCCGCCAAAGGCAAAATCAATTAACTACGATTATTTACTTCAAAATCTTTAACATGAAAAAACAATTCTTTAATCCTGCAAGGGCGAGATTCGTGAACCCTATCACAGGAAGATCTTACATATCAGACCGTAGTCTTCGTTTCGGCTCTGCTTGTTTTCGCACTGATGCAGGTGTTGCTGAATCGGAAGAAGAAAAGGCCGAAGATCTTTTGAAAAAGTTGAGAACCACAGCCGAAAAAGAAATGAACTTGCGTGGTGCAACTAAAGAAAACATTGACAAGTTCAATGAAATGCTTGAAGGATGGGGAAAACTGCCTGTAGAAGCAATAAGGGCACTTTCTGATGAAAAAACAGGCATTTTGAAAACAGTTCAGGAACTTTCATCAAGGGTTGAAGGTCTTGAAACTGGTGGAAAAGGTGGAAAGGGCAAGAACCTTTCTATTCGTGAACAAATCCTTGCGTATCAGGAAGAAAACAAAGAAGTTTTCAATCAAATCCGCAAACAAAGAAAACAGGTTCCTTTACCTGAAATTGAATTATCTATGCGTGTTGCAGATGTTCCTCAAACAGCAGGTGTTTCGCTTGGTGCCGGTACTATTCCATACGCTATGGGTTACACTCAAGAACCTGGCTTGAACGATATCCCTGCTAATAATTTTGTTTTCTGGAATACTGTTCCAAAAGGCAGAACCTCTAAACCTAATGTTGTTTGGATAAACAAAACAAACAGAGAAGGTGCAGCAGGTTTCATACTTCCTGGCGTTCTTAAACCTTATATCAGTTTCGATATTCAATCTTTCACCGCTGCTCCTGTTAAAGTTGCCGCTGCCGATAAAGTTACATTGGAACTTTTGGAAGATGTTGACCAATGGGAAAGCTGGATAAAAGACGAACTTCGTTGGCAGGTTCTGTACGCTGTTAACACTAAGTTGATGGCAAACCCTTTGACTCCTGGAGAGCCAACTGGTATCAAAAACCTTTCTGTTGCGTACACTGCAACTGGTATCAAAACAACAAATCCTACGAAAGCTGATGCTTTACGTGCCGTAGTTGCTCAAATCCGTTCTGGTAATTTGGTTGGAGATATAACTATATTCATCAATCCTCAGGACAGTGCAAATATGGATATGGAAAAAGCAATAACTGCCGGAATGTATATGTTGCCTCCGTTTATGACAGCAGATGGAAAGACCGTTTCTGGTGCAAGGGTTGTTGAAGATGCAAACATTGCAGTTGGAACTTTCCAAGCGGCTATTTTAAGGTATTACAAAATCTTAATTTATAAAGATCTCGTTATAAGTTTCGGTTGGGAAAACGATGATTTTCGTAGAAACTTGTTAACGTACCTTTGTGAAATGAGGTTTGTTCAGTACTTTAACAGCCAGTACACTGGCGCTTTCGTTTGGGATACTTTCGCAAACGTGCAGTTGGCGATAAAATTACCTTAATTAAGTTTTTTTCACCTTTAATAATATTGTTATATGGCAAAAGTTTCAAAAGAATCAAAGTCGCTTAAGGCGAAACCTGTAAACATCAAACTGGAAGAATATAGAGACCAGTTCGTTGCTTTAATTCCTACCGAATCAGACCCTTATCATCCTCAAGGCGTGGTTTACAAAGCTCATCCTGACGTAGCAGCAAAGTTTGTTGCTAATGGATTCGCTGATTATGCCGGAGAAGAATATGAAGAAGGAGACGATGTTAATGATATCGAGGATATCGATGAATACGAGGAAGAAGAAGAGCAACAATAATCACCGTATTTTTTCTTTTGTGGAAATAACAAAAAAGTAGTATGGCAAACTTAGTAACATCTGATTTTTTCGTTGTAGAGATAGGTATACCGAATATCAGTAAGCAAGAAATAAATGAAAGTCTTAACGTTTTTATCGGTAAGTACGAACAAGAAGTTTTGTTTGCTTTGTTTGGTTATGAGTTGTTGAAGTCTTACAATGCTGATTCAACTACAGATAGATTTTTGAAAATAGTTAATGGTACTGAATATTATGATGGCACGAAAAAGTGGAATGGACTCGTTTACAAAATAAACGACATCAATTTCAGTTTAATTGCTAATTATATTTATTACTATTGGTTAAGAGATAAGCATATCTGGAATAGCGGTATCGGTACTATAAGGCCTGCACCAAATCAAGCCGTTAATATATCTCCTGGACTTAAGATGGTTTCAGCTTGGAATTCGTTTTCGAGTGATGTGTGCGAGTTTATCGACTACATGAATAATTCTACAGAGATTTATCCAGAATGGAATTCAGTAAATATTTGGAAATTCAGACGTACTAACGACTTTGATATTTAAATTATGAGAAGTACTGTTGAAAATGTAGAGAGCGTTTACGTTGTAGATATTGTTGAGGAAGTGGTGGCTAAAACCGCCACTGACCTCGACATTAACATTAACTTTGTTTATGGTGATTCAGTTGATATCTTGAAAAATTTGAAAGATAAAGATGGAAGTATTACGTTAAAAGATTCTAAGTATGTACTTTTTGCGATGTATATGCCGTTTCCGGAAAGACGTGGTGTTCAACTTTATGCAGACGTTACCGTAAGGAGAATGACGATTGCAACTCTTACAAATCAAGATGATGAACCAAAAGCGAGGTATACAAATGTTTTTAAACCTATATTGTATCCAGTATACGAGAGGTTTCTTATCAACTTCGCAAGAAGCAATTACATATCTTGTAAGCATCCAAACAGTATAATTCATACAAAGACAGACGTCATTGGCTATATTAGAGTAGAAGGTGTTAACGACTTTGTTGATTGTATCAACTTAGACAATATTCAATTTTCGGTTAATCAGCAGAAGTTCTGCTAAAATTTTTAAACTATGGCAGCAATAATTAGGTCTTGCAAAAGTTCGCAAGCTCTTAAAAATACAGGCACTGGCTCTAATTTGTTTCCTGCGGCAACTGCTATGATATACGTGGTGAGTCCAAAACTCAAGTTCACACTTGCAGAATTGAATACACCCGATGTTGTAACTAAGTTTACCGAGTGGATTCATGCAGACGGTGATGATAAAATCTATCCACTTTTTGGTAATCAAATACCTATTAGTGGTATAGCAAACACAAAAGGAACTGATAACACAGTTACTTTGGATAATGGTGCTATTATTTTTGTGTCTTACACGCAAACCGTAAAAGTTTTTTCTACAACTGATGGCGGATTGTGTTTCGCTAAAGTCCTTAAAAGTTTCAATGGTGCGCCTATGGCTGTTATTGAAATAGACATTAAAGGTAATATTGTTTGCAAAGACAATCACGATGGAACTTACAGTGGATTGAAAGCAAATCTTTTCGCACCTGCAGTTGATATGGCGGACTTTAAAAATCCTGCCAAGTCGTATTTTTCTGTTGGGTATCAACCAGATTACTATGTTGATAATGCAGTAATGTTGCAAGACGGAACTCCATTGTTGGACTTAGTAGGTTTGGCAGACCTTCAACTGGTTGATGCGCATGGAGGTTCAGCAACAACTCTTCATGTTAAGTTAATTGACACTTGTTGCGGTGATGATGTAACTTTGGAATATGGACAAGTTCTTGCGGATGCAGACGGTTTCATTGTTACAAATCCTACAGGTGGTGTAATACCAGTTACAGGTTCCACTTACGATGCAGCAAAGAATCTTGTTGCACTTGCTGGTGTTTATGTACTTGGAACTGAATATAGCGTTAGTTCCGCTCCTCCTTCTCAATTATTTATTGATGGAGCTGAAGGTGTGAATCTTATAGCTGGAAAAGTCAAAGCAAGCGCAACTCAGGATGAAGGTAATGATGAAGGCGAAGGAGAAGATGTTCCTGAGAATGATTTGCCTGAAGATGAAGAATAATAACTCGCTTTTACCATGATGTGTTGTTTTTCCTTAGGAGTGTGTAGTAAGGTACACACTCCTTCTTTTAAAATTATTTTATGGCACTTACTGGATTAAGAAAATTTATAACAAAAATTCAGCGTTTTAATGCCGAAAGAGAACTTCAAAACACACTTGTTCGTGATTCAAAAGATATTGTAAATTCTGTAAAAATTAATTTGTCAAGAGGTCTTGATGGCAATGATGAGCCGGTTTATTTGATAAGACATGGTTCAAAGCAATACACATATGCAATAAGAACCATTCAAAACAAAGACATATTTGGAGTTGGTCTTGGTTCTGTTACTGAAAATATAACCAATTATAAAAGTGGAGCATTTTATAATTCAATTTATCTTCAAGTTAATTCAGATGGAACATTTCAAGTATTAAGTTCTGATTCAAAATTTGAATTGATTAAATATAGAAGCGGTGAAGCTATAATCAATTTAAGTCCTACTATGGAATTGTTTTTATTGGAAGAAAAAATAGCTCCATTATTGCAAGCTGAAATTGATGAAATATTTAATGAGTGATTATGAAATGCGAAAAAGTTACAATAGAGCAATTCATGGATTGCTGGTTTAATGATGATTATGAAAAGATTTCAGTTCAAGACTTTGAATTAATTTATTCTGAATATATCGACTTGGCAGGTCTTTATCAAACAAAAGCTTTTGAATTAACCGCTTACATAAATTATCTTAAAAATAGAATTCATGTTTTAGGAATCGTAGTCTTTTCTCAGAAAATGTATTTTGAAGTTTTCAGAAAACCATACATTGAAGGTCTTGAACTCATAAAAGAGAAATTCGGACTATCATATAACTGGGATTGTAACGAACAATCGTTATTTTCTTTTTTGCGGAAATTAGAAAATACGATACGTACCAAGAAAATTGAATTAAACAGAAAAGAGCATGAAATTGAGAAATTGAAACAAGAAAAAAAAGAAGGCAATGTTTCAAAAGTTCAATCAAGGCATGAATTTATAAGAATGTTAAATTCATTAAGTAAAAATGGTTACAAGATAGAAAGGGATAAAACGACTGTAGAAGAACTTGCTTTAATAATAAAAATGGTTACAGAGGAAAGAGACAAATACGAAACTGAACAAAAAATGAAAACAAGATGAGCCAGCAGAACTTACTCGGAATTGGTTTCAATGTAGCAGAACTTGATGCACAATCTAAACAAGTTGAAAAAATTGTTGTAGATTTATACAACACTTTAAAACAATACGATAATGTAAAGTTATCTCCTGTTGATGTTACTGGTTTGCAACAGCTTACAAATTCTATTCAACAACAACAAACTCAAATTAACAATCTCGTACAAAGCGTTAATAGTCTTGGTACGGCTATGATTAATTATAACTCAACACTTGCAACAACAAATACAACTGCAGCAAATGCAGCAACAGCTATAAATAATTCTACTTCATCTATAACTGGTAATACAAACGCTATAAATGCAAACACTAGCGCTACAGGAACAAATATAACATCTGCTCAAAGATTGGCTCAACAATTAGGTAGAAATGCACTTGCTGAAAATGATTTATTGAAACAAATGAAGTTAAGGCGTGCTGAATTAGAAAAAATGTATTCTAATGCTGCATTAAGCGGTGCTTCAAAACCAGAACAGGCCATATTGTTTACTCAATTAAGAGATGTAAATAGACAAATAAACACAGTAGAAACATCACTCGAAAGAGCAGGTTCTTCAGGTATTGCGGGTCTTTCAAGAGGACTTGGTTCTGTTCTTGGTAATGTTAGACAATTGGCATACATTCTTCCTGGAGTTGGTATGGCAGGTTTATTCAATCTTGCATTTGAAGCAATAGGTGCTGTTATACAACAACTTGGATTTTTTGATGATGCTGTAAGCAGAAGTGCAGAATACGTTAAGAAATTGGCTGATAATCTTAAAGATTTCAAAGATACATTATATGAAATAAACAATTTGCATTTGAGTAGTGATGTATTTGGAGTTGATGATGCAAAGAAAGCATTGGCTGATGCTGTAGCTTCTGGTAAAAATTATACAGAACTATTATCGTACAAAAAAGCTGTACTGGATGCTGAGAAAAAACTTGCTGATGATAGGGTTGCAGGATTGGGCGCATCTCAAGAGGCTTTAAATAAAATCAATGATGATATTTATAGACTTGATACAAAAAGATTAGGTCAATTACAAACAGTTAAAAATTTAAGTGATAAAATATTTGAAACTCAAGGTAAAAGTGTAACCGAAGGTACTGGTCAAACTATGGATGAAATTTTAAGTGAATCTACAATAAATCCACAAAAAGTATTAGCGAAAATACACGATATTACTACAGGTATAGTTCCTGCAACAATTGAAAAAGCTCTTGATGTTCATGGATATACTTCTGAACTCGAAATTGAATTAAAAAAATTAACAGCTCTTGATGCTCAATTGACAGAAAGGAGAAACACACAAACAAAAACAGAAGATGCGTTAAAAAGTCAAAAAGCTGCAAACAATAACATTGATGCAAAAGCATTAGAAGATTCAAAATATTTTTCTGATGAAGAAAGAAAAATAAGATTGGATAACGCTATTAACACAGCTGAAGGAATTAAAGCTATAAACGAAGCTACGCTTAAAAATCAAACAAAATCAGAAAAAGAAAAGCTTGATGCAATTAACGCAATTGAAGATGCTAATGTTAATGAAATAACAGCAAGATACAACAACGTTTCAACAAAAATCGGAGTAACGGAAGCTGAAAGAAATGAAGCATTAAATCAATACAATTTAGCGTTAAAGAAAAATGCAATTAAAGCATCAGAAGATTCTGAAAAAATTGTTACAGAGTTTTGGACTAAAAGAAATGACATAACACACAAATCAAGAGAACTCGATATATTAATTCAACAACTTGCAGACAAAACCGTTCTTGATAACGAACAAGAAAGTTATCAAAACAGAATGAATGCTTTGATTGATTATACCAATGATAGGGAAAGAGTTGCGTTAGAGCAATATCAATCAGACGTTTTGGCAGCAAATTTGCTTCCACAAGAATTACGTGATTTAAAGTTAATTCAATTAAAGAAAGAATACGATAAACAGATATTGGATGCAGAAAATGGGCTTCGTAAAGAATCTTATGACATTGCAGAAAACTGGTATCGTAAACAACTTGATTTGGTTAAAGATGCGAATGACGTTGAAAGAACCGAAGCGCAAAATGCTGCAACTGACTCTTTGTTAACGTTAACAGAGCAATACAACAAGAAGGAAATATCGCACAAAGAATTCTTGAAACGTAGGGAAAAACTTGAACATGAATCAGATGTAAAAATTGCAAATGCAAGAGTTGCAGATGATGAAAGCGAACTTGCTAGATTGATTGCATTGAGGGATGAAGTTTCTGTTAAATTAAATGCTGCATCTTCCGCTTTTTCAATTGCGAGTATGTTTGGTTCTAAGAGGGGTGCAGATAGTGCTCAAGGTGAAATTGATGATTTAACTAAAGATTACAACGATTTAACTCATCAAATTGGAACTAAAAATGCTGAATATTCAAAAGACAAATTAACAGCAGCGGAACTTTACGACAAGAAACAAGATGAAATGAGGAAACGAGCCAATGAAAATTGGCAAGAACTTGAAAAAGATGGATTTGATATTGTTAAAGAAGCGACTGATGCTTATTATGAATATCGTTTGAATAAGATACAGGAATTAGCTGATGCTCAAGACGAAGCGATTGAACACGAGATTGATGCGATAAATAGAAGCACGATTTCCGCAAAAGAAAAAAATGCGTATGATATTCAGTTGCAAGCCGAAAAGACTGCATCAGATGAAAAATTTGCTAAGGAACAAAGGAAGATAAAACACGACCAAGCAATTTTCGATAGAGATATTGCACTTGCTCAAATGGAACTTAATATAGCCTTATCAATAACTGAAGCGTTAGCAACTGGCGGACCTGCTGCTATTCCATTAGCTATATCTTACGGTGCGTTAGGTGCTGCCGCATTGATTAAAGCCGTTGCCGTTAAGATACCAGAATATGCAACTGGTGGTACACATCAAAAAGATGGTCTTGCAATATTCGGTGAAGCTGGACACGAGTTGGTTAAAGAACCTAACAAAAAGCCATTTGTTGCAACTAAACCAACTTTAGGATATTTGGCAGCAGGTACTGAGTTAATTCCGCTTTATGACATACCGAGTTTCAGCGACAGACCAGATAACTCGTGGGCTCAAACATTGTATCTTGGTAAACAAATCGCCAAGAATAAACATGAAATAAAGAACATATTTAAGCCAAAGATAAGTGTAAACTTGTACAATTATTCATATACTCAAAGAATACTACATGGCAAGGGATAGAACAAGGATGCGGAATTTCTATAGCTTTATTCACAATAAAAATGGGCAATATTTTTCTTTTGTGGATAATGCCTTAGTGACAACTGATTATGAGCATAGACAGCCACTCGAGTTCAATCCATCGAACTTGAAAGAAATGGTGTTGTCTTTTGGAACTAATAAAACATATTCATCTGGCGTAAGGTCTTTGTTAATTAATTGGTTAATGGTAGGCGATGGTTGTGAGATAATTCGCAACTTGAAGTATAACGGAAAAGGTTATGGAGAAGAAATCTATTTTGTAATAGAAAGATTCAATCCAAATGATGATTCTTATCATGTTTACTACGAAGGCAGATTTGATTTAGCGCAAACTAAAGATACCATGCGTGGGTTTGAAGCACCATGTTTAGACGATTCTGCATGGGGATTACTTAGTCAAAACGATAGCGTTAAATATTCTATTGATTGTACGTCTAAAGCAAAAAACGCTGTTCCTATTCTTTTTGATGGAATTAGTTTGAAATCAAGATACACTTGGCAAACTGTAAATGTTCAATTCAAGATACATAATGACGAAGGTATCTTATTTGACCACCCTATAAATTTACCATTGGTAAGTTCTGATGGTGATAGTTCTGGAATTGTAACTCAAGGTCAATCCTATATTCCAGAAGATGGAGGACCTTATAGTCAATCTAACTTCATGTATAAGCCTAATAAGATAAATCAGGCGCATTTATGGGGAACATTTAGTTATCAGGCTAAAAGTGAAAATGCTGGAGATGTTGGAACACAATTAACTGTACGTACAAACTTTAGGGTTATAAAAATTGCAAGTAATGACTTTCATATAAACGATACATTCATTACTCAAAGAATGAGTTTTGATGTTACTATTGATTTACAAGCTGGAGAATATATATCTCTATTTCTTGGTGGCGCACATTCAACACAAGCTGCTGGCGACAACGATTGGGTTATACTTCCAGATTTGACTAATGTGTATATCGAAACAAGAACTAAATCAGACCCTACAATTGTTTACGGAAGAAGACCTCTTGATGTGTTGCAAGAAATTGTTGAAAAAGGTACTAACGGAAAGTACAAAGCTGATTCTATTTTTTATTCCACAAATAAAAATAAAGTCATTACGTGTGGTAACGCTCTGAGAAGTTCGACCAACGCTATGATTCAGTCTTCTTTTAATGATTGGTTTAGGTCTTATGATATTGAAGATTTCATTGCTTTTAGAATCATAGACAATCAAATATGGATTGAGCCACTTACTGTTGTGTATGACGATAGTACAAACTTATTTGATGTTGGCGAAGTAACAGACTTTGAAATATCTGATGCTTATGATTATTTGTGCAATGAGATTGAGTTGAACATGAACAAACAAGACTACAATCATACAAGTGGTAGACTTGAGTTTAATGGCAGAAACACATTCTTTGCTTATCAATACAACGTTAAGAATAAACTTTCGTTGATATCTCCATATCGAAAAGATTGTTATGGAATGGAGTTTATTCGACTCGATTATCAGCAATTAAGTACAATTGATGATTCTGGAGATACTAACGTTTTCATGGTAGAAATTACTAATCAAACTGGAGTTGGTGGTTCTAATGTTTTTAACTTTGAAAGCTTTGATATAAACCATTTACCACTTTCGCCTATAATATATTATCCTAAAAACGGAGATATTATACTCAATAACAAGCCGATTGTTAGAGGCGCTTGTCAACCAAACACACGAGTTAATATTTACGTAGATGGAGTTTTCGATGGTTTCACTACATCTGGTGCAACTGCCAATGGACTTTGGTCTTATGATATCCAAACTGCATTAGCCGAATATCAACAAGATGTAAACGATGGAGTACATTTAATAGAAGCAACATTTACTGATTTGACAGGAGTTGAGTCATCTGTAAGCGTTACTATATTAAATGGCGTACAAGCAGAAGCGTTTGAAAACGTACACGATGGAGATAGTTTATATGATAATCTTCCTATGTTGAGAGGCTTTATGGAAAGCGGAAAAACATTAGGTTTGCTTGTTGACGGAGTTACAAAAGGAGTTTTAACAGGAGATGGAAACAACAGATGGGCTTTTAGAATACAACAGCCGCTAACTAATGGCGCTCATACTATATCAATAGGTACGGCAGTAATTAATGTGAATATTTTTTCTTTTGTGGAAATCCCGCTAATAACTTCATTTAAAGACGGAGTTCAATTAGTGAATAATTTGCCACTTGTCGAAGGCGTTGCAGCACCGTCAACTACAGTTAATCTATATTTGGATTATTATCCAGACGTTAAGATTGGTACTACAACAGCTAATGCAACAGGAAACTGGTCATTTCAATTAGTGCCATTGTTTAAGACAGATGGTTCTACTGTGTTAACTCCTATACCAAACGGAAATCATATTATATCAACAGGTTTATCAATTGATAGTGTTAAAGTGAATATAACAGGTTTTACTTTGAATAGACCAGCTTATACATCTATTGAAGCTGTACTTGATGATTCTGTTTTTAATACTCAATTAACTCCAAAACATAATCTACTTAATAGGATGAGGTATTGGAAGTCAATATTTTTTCAACAACCAGACACTATTATCAAGTTTGAAACTGGAGATAAGAATGTCGCTTTTTCAACTACATTAAATGGCGTTACCACAAAAGAAAATAGTGATGTTAAAATTTTTGATTATCAAGATTTACCTATATTCCTTCCTTACATCTTTAATTGTACGGTTGAAACACCTTTTTTCTTTGCGGAAACCATAACTTCATTTAATCAAGGCGGATTAGTAAAAATGACTCATAAAGGTTTTGATATATGGTGTTTGCCAATAGGTAAAATGACTGTTGAAGATGTAGTTCACGATGTGCAGAAATGGAGTCTTTTGATTTCTGCAAAAACGCCATTAAGTACTTTATTAAATTTATCAAAATTTGTTTCAAACTTAAGTCTCATGGACAACACAATTTACAGAAGCGACTACAATACGCTACACATGGTTAAGTATAATATTGGAGTTGAAGAACCAGAAATACACGAAGATTGGTTTGAGCACAGAAATGATAGATGGGTGAACAATCCGATTTACATTCAGAAGATTCGTATTGATGATGGACTAATAGACCAAATTATAACCAATTTTCCTTATCAAAGAACAATACAATTAAGAGCTTTTGATGGATGCGGAAAACTTAAAGCTACTTACGTTTACGCACCTGTAAACCCTTCGCCAATTCAAGCGCCTGATGTATTACAAGAAGTTACGGTTGATTTAGAAGCTTTAGGTGAAGGAGATTTCTATTTTGTAATGTTTGTTGATTATCTTGCAGCGGCAATATCTGAACTTGTTTCAATAAGAAAAGAGCATTATGGAACTATATTTATTGATGGCGCAAGCAAACTTAACAAAACGAATGTTGTATTTAGTAATGGTTGGAGAGCGAGAGTTCGTGTTGAAGGATTAGTGCAAAAATGGATTGGAGATATAGAATCTATAATTAACGAAGACGAAATTGGTAATTTCGATAATTTGAACGCTATATTATCAAAGAAAAGAACTGTATTGTTTGGAGATGGAACAGGTATTCCAGATTGGCTTTATCTTAAAATTTGTAATATTATTCTTTTGGACAATTTATTTATTCAAAGAGTGGGTTATACTATATCTCCAGATGCTTCAATTGAACCAACTGATAAGATTCCAGGTTATCCATCTTATCAATATGCTGTTAATTTCAGATTGACTGATAATATTCAAGGATTTAACTTCAATGAATTTATGCCTTACAATCAAATTATAGATAACGCTATAATGGCAGATGATGATAGGTATATAGATGCAGAAGAAGAAAAACCATTACTAAGAAATTAAAATAATTAAAAATAAAAATATGGCAGATACTAATATAACTGGTGTTAAAATAAGTGATTTACCTGCCGCAAATGCGGTTACAGACCAACACTTATTTGCAGTTGCAGACAAAACAACTGGATTTGCATATAAAGCAACTCAAGAACAATTAATGTTATCTATTGGAACTAACGGTTTTAAAAGTGCTATTCCAACAACAAATCCAGTTGGTGCAGTAGATGGAGATGTTTATTTGCCGACTGTAGTTGGAACATATACTAATTTCAAAAATCAGAGTGCAGTAGCTTTGGCATTTGCTGTAACTGATGGCATTGTCTATTTCGTTTACAATGGAACTTATTGGACAAAAATAGCGAGTACAACAGACCTTACTAATTATGTTCAAAAATCTACTTTAAAAAATGATTTTCTTGCAGTTGCTGTTAAAACAGTTGGTTTAGATGGAGCTATGAGTAAAACATTTAAGGATTTAATTGACACTCGGACTCTATATGGCTCTTACGCATTGCAAACACTTACAACAGAAAGTGGTTATGTGGATGCAACCAATGGAAATTTAGTGGTGCAGGTTGATTACTTAAGATGTGTAAGCATCGTTGTAAGTCCAGGCCAAAAATTAAAATTTACAGCATCCAATTCCGTTGCGGCGGGCTGGGCGGGTTATGATAAGAATGGTGTTTATATTGCAACTTTAGATAGTTATGGTTTGCCTTATGGTCATTTGTGGAGTAATACAAGAAAATCTGCCCTTGATGGAACTGCGGTAGCACAAACAAGAGTTGTTTATACAGACCAAGAAATTACTATACCTTTTGGTTGTTATTTAGTAAAAGGTTGTTCTGCTACTGCTGGCGTTGCTCCTACTTCACCGTTAATCGCTTCTTTGGAAACAGTTGATGGAACATCATCTTCTATTAAGCAAAAAATAGATAAAAATACAAAAGATGTATCAACTAATAAACAATTGATAGACGGTAGTACTTTATATGGTTCTTATGCTTTACAAACTTTGACAATGGAGTCAGGTTATGTTAATGCACAGACAGGAGCATTGGTTGCAAACACTTCATGGCACAGGTGTATAAGCATATCAGTCGTTCCAGGTCAAAAATTAAAATTTACAGCAGTTCATTACATTGACTATGGAATTGCAGGTTATGATGCAGCTGGAAATTTTCTGGCTGAATTAGATTCATACGGTTTGCCTTATGGTCATTTATGGAGTAATAGCAGATATGCAGTATTAACAGGCACCATACCTATTAATGCAAGGAATCTTTTTACCGACATAGAAGTTTCCATTCCTGCGAACTGTTATCTTATCAAAGCGAGTTCTGGAAATACTGGCAGTGCACCGAATCAGGCACTTATTCTTTCACTTGAAGTTTATGGAACAGGGTCAATAACAACCAAAGATAAAATTGCAGGCAATCAAACCGACATAGCAAATTTAAAAAATCAGGATTCAGGAAATAAATGGGTGGCTCAAACACTTACCTTAACGACCAATAGTAACATCATTGCCAATACTGGTGTTATAAATAATACATCTAACTGGAACAGAACACAAATGATTAAAGTTGTTCCAGGCCAAAGAATAAGATTGACCATGAGTAATTCTGTTACTTATGGTTGTTCTGCTTATGATATAAATAACGTATTTTTGCCTACACTTGATGCTTATAATTTACCTGTCGGTAATTTATGGAGTAAGCAAAGATGGACAGCCATGACAGGCATGACACATCCTGATGCTAATACTGCTTTTGTTGGTCTTGTACTTACTGCTCCGGCTGGCTGTTATGGAATAAGGATTTCTTCTGTTATGAATACTGGTACTGAACAATATTGGCAGCCACCAGTAGTTGAACTTGAAGTCGCTGACACGGCAGTAAAAACTATAAAGAATCAGGTTGTTGATAATTCAACAGATATTGAGAATATTAAAAAACAGTTATTAACTGTTACTGACCTTACCTTAACAAAGAGCGCAACAGGTGCAGTAAGTACAGTGACGGGTGTTGTTAATACAGGTACAACTTGGGAAACAAATGATTTAATAACAGTTCGTGAGCCGAATGAAGTTGGCAAAGATATTTATGTTTATTATACTGGTGTGTGTACTGGTTCAAGGAGCAATCAATATTCACCAAGTGGACTTGCTGGTTATGATGCAGCTGGAGTATTCTTATCAACTTTAGATAGTTTTGGTATTCCAGAAGGTGCTTTATGGGATTACGATAGGTTTGTGCAGAATGGTTTTAAGCCTGACAGGACAAAAAATTCAGGGCAGACTTTTGCATGGACAGATGTGCTTGTAAAAATTCCTTCAAACTGTTATAAAGTTCGTGGACAAGGAACTATAACAAACGCTGTTATTGGCACATTTCCTTTAAAATTAAAGAAGGCTGTTTACAACCCTGCAAACTCAATTAATACCAGTACAAATGCTGCAAGTATTGATACTGTTTATATTGACAATGTTGCTGCTAATGTTATTGGATGGTCTCAGACTGCCGGAAATCCTAACACTGCAAGATTTACTTTCGTTCATTTTGGCGACATACACTATTATAGTTCAAACTACGCTGTCAATCACGATGAATTAAACGCTTTCGCAAATGACTCTCTTGCGGCTTCTAAAATTAATGCAATACTATGTACAGGTGATATAAGCGAAGGCATTGCAGGTAGGGGTAAAACTGCAACCATGAACGAAACAACTGATTTTTCCAACAGGTTTTTAAACTCACTGACACCTGTAATGTACTGTCCAGGCAACCATGACGACAATGTAAATTTTGATGGAGCAGGTTTATTAAGCAAGGCAAATGTTCTTAATAACGCTATCACAAGGGCTGAACTGTATGCTAAGTTCAATGGTGCTATTAAAACAAAATATGGCTTGCTGCAAACAGTAACTGACAAACTGTATTCATATCAGGATTTCGCTGAATATCAGATAAGGGTTATTGCCCTTGACAGGTATGAAGACCCGCTTGTGGATGATGGAAGCGGACAGAATATGTTGCGCTATAAGAACGCTGCTCATGCCGGACACTGGTACAGTCAGGCACAACTTGATTGGTTGCAAACTACACTAGCTTCGATACCTGCGGGATGGTCTTTACTTGTAATGACGCATGGCAGTCTGGATTTTTCTACCACAGATTTTGCAACTCTGACTGCTTTGCAGGGAACAGCATTTATACCGACTATTATAGACGCATGGATACGTGGTGGAACTTATAATCATAGTTACACTCATCCAGTTTATGCAGATATGAACACGACAAAGAATTTTAATTTCACAACCAGAGGTGCAGGAAAGTTCATAACGTATATAGCAGGACACACGCATTGCACTGGTTGGAGTTTCGTTCCGGCTTTTCCAACACAAAGAACAATAGTTGTGTCCTGTACTTTTACTGGTGGTATGGATGACGGAACTACACATAAAGTTTGGGGTCAGGCAAGAAGCAGCTTAACGATAGAATTAAGAAATGCCTTTCATATTATATCCGTTGACACAACGAATAGAAAATTATTTCTTACTTTTTTTGGCGCTCATAAAGACCTATCAGGAAATGTAACTACCGACTCAATTGTTCTCCCTTATTAATTTTATTTTAAAATAAACATTTATGCCTTACAGAAATATAAAAACCATTGATTTAAGCAACGGCAAAACTTACAATTTTGGTGATGTGATTACTGATAAAGAATTTGAAGAACTTGACGAAGAAAGTAAAAAGATGTTTATCGAAAATGTTTTCGATGAAGGAGATAGGGGCGACAGGAACGAAGAAGGGTATCTCGCATTCAAGATAAAAAATATTCCAAGACCGAAATGAAAAAGTTAGTACCAATGATATTTTTTCTTTTGTGGAATATCTGTATTTTCAGTTGTTCGCCACAAAACAAGATACATTGGTCGCAGAAAGTTGTCACAGTTGAAAACGACTCTATAAGTACGACTGTTACACAAAAAGAAAATACCATTGATACTGTAAGGTACAAGCGGTCTACTCATTATGAGCAAAAGTCGCCACGAACTCTTAGTGGCAAATGGTATATAATAACGGCAATTGCTATAGTCTCAATAATTTTTTTTCTATTCAAAAACTAAAATTTAAAAAAATGAAGTACTACAGAGCTACAGAAGACGTGACTTTGAAAAACGGAAAAAGTTATCCAGCAGGTCACGTAACATCAGAAATATCTTATGATGGCTTACCAGATGATGTAAAAGGTAAATTTGAAGAAGATGAAGAAACAACTGGTAAATTCGGAGAAGTTCCTCAACCAGATGAACCTGTTGATGAGAATCTTGAAGATGAAGAATCAGACGACAGCGAAGAATCTGCTTAATCTATCTTAATTGTATGGTCGGAGTTAAAATCCCGACCATATTTTTCTTTTTGTGGGAAACCAAAAAAATAAGCAAAGGATAGTTTCGATTTACGGCAAAAAAAATGGTTTGTGTATATTCATACCAAAAAACATTTTAACGTCAACTGTGAGCGTGAAACATGGCAAAAATGAGCGTGAAACGTACATATATATAATACGTAAAAAATAAAAAACTTGTTTACTCGTGGAACATTGTTCGTGGAACATTTTTTGGTATTTTATCATTTCATTAACATTTCATTAACACCATTTTAACATACTTTTTTGTATATTTGTAATTCATTAAAAAACAATAAAAATGAAAGCTACAGCACATTTAAAGAAATTAATAGAAAACATTTTCGAGTCAAAGAAATTTTTTGAATTAGAATTAACAGCAGCAACAGATGCTTTTGATAACGAAGATGAAGATTCTGATGATTACGAAGCTTTGGAAAAAGACGTAGATTCTATAAACGAAATATGCGATGACCTTGACGATTTGCTTTTGAAAATAAAAGAATCTTACGACCTGGAAGAAACCGAATAAAATGATAGAATGGAACAATTATAAAGTGTTCAAATTAAAAGCCGAACGTTTCCTTCAAGAAGGTTATTCTAAAAACGATTATATACAAATTGAAATACTTAAATTCAAATTAAACAGAATATCTAAAGAGCAATCAATAGAAAATATCATAAACATACTTTCTGATGGTGAACACTTTAAACCATTATCCACAAAATAAAAATGTTGCATCTGTCGAAAGACCAAGCGAAAATTTAGACGAGTAACCTTTATGGGATAAAGTTAGGAGCGGTAGTCGGCTCATTTGCAACATTTTATTTAAAAAGTAAAACATGAATCTAACGAACTATCAAGCATCAATGATTATCGCAGACGCTCAAAAAAGAATAGCCGATGCGATGAAAGAGCAAACGGAACTTGAACCTTCCGTAAAAGAATACTACAGCGCCTACATTGCGCTGAAAGATAAACTGGATTCCACAAAGAAAAAAATATTGGAAGATTCGGATTTACTCGAAGCTGCGTCTAATGTATTGAACGGAATAAAGACAGGTAAGGGATTTCAAGTATTGCGTGGAGAATCTCACCTTGATATGAAAGAAAAGGAAAAACGCAAGTACAATGGTGTACGTTACAAGTGGATGGAAATGGGAATTGAAACGCTCAAGAAATTCAACAAGTTCGTAACTGTAGATGAATTATGGTTAGCTGTTGTTCAAGAATACAAAATACCAAAAGGTAAAGAACGAAATAAATCAAGATGGAGTTGCATAAACACAATATGGAAAAGAAGTGAAAAGATGTATCAGTTTCAAGGTAAAATTGGTTTAGTAGAATGGACTGAAGAAATATCTAAATATTGGAGAAATGCAGTTTAAAATAGGAAGAATTACCATTGAATACGAAGTTAAAGAAAATGGTTGTTGGAATGTAATTAATAGGTCTTTCACTAAAGATGGTTATGCTAGAATTAATATCAAAGGAAAAGCATTGATGGTACATAGGGTAATTAAAGGTTCTCCTGAAAATATGTTAGTAATGCACACTTGCGATAATACTAAGTGTATTAACCCAGAACATTTACAAGTTGGTACTTATATTGATAATAATAAAGATAGGGATAATAAGAATAGACAAGCGGTTGGAGAAAATCATGGTCAATCAAAATTATCTGATAAAGATGTCGAATTGATAAGATTATGGTTTAGTACAAGATTTAAAACTATATTGGAATTAGTAAAATTGTTTAATGTGAGTCATACAACAATATATGAAATAGTTAAAAATAAAAGATATAAAATATGAACAACGGAGAAAGTATGCAGGTTTATGAATCTGACAAAGCGCAGATTGACAGTCAAATAACAACAGCTAAAGCGTACCCGAGAAGTATCCAAAGATTCTTGGATAATTGTAAAGCAACCGTATTATCAAGTAAAGAAACAGCCGAATCTTGTATTTACACCGTTCCTCGTGGAAAGGGAAAGATATCTGGACCTTCGGTTAATTTGGCGAAGATAATGATGCAATTCTATCAAAATTTCAGAGCTGGAGCAAGAGTTGTTGATGTTGAAAACAAGACGTTGTCTTGTGAAGCTATTGCGTTTGATTTAGAAAACAACGTATCGGTTAAGGTACAAGTGAAGCGTTCAATATATGGCGCTACATCTGGAAGGTATAGTGACGATATGATAGTTATTACAGGTAATGCTGGAAATTCAATCGCATTAAGAAATGCAATATTTGCAGTAATACCAAAAGTGTTCGTAGACCAAATATACGAAGTTGCACAAAAGAAAATCATTGGCGATGTTAGTACTGAAGAAAAATTGTTGGAAAAAAGAACAAAAACAATTCAGTCGTTGAAAGACAGATTCAACATAACCGAAAAAGAAATACTTTTCGCAATCGGAAAAGAATCAATCGAACACATTACTAAAGAAGATTTGCTTACACTTGCCGGTATAAATACTGCCATACTCGATGGTGACACTTCGGTAGACCAAGCGTTCAAAGGTAAAACTAAAGATGCTCCACAACAACAACCAAAAGAAGACAGAATTATAACAACTCTTCAACGTTGTGAAACAATACAGCAACTTGAATCTTTCAAAACAAATTTAAAAACTAACGAACAACGCTCAGCTTATGAAGATTGTTTGATTGCACTAAAAAATAAAAACAAACCAAAATGACGAGTTTACAATTCTTGAGCTTTTTGATAATATTAAACATTGTACTTCTTGAAATGAACAGACGAGTACGTAACAAAAGAAAAACAAAAGCAAAATGAAACTTAACACAACAAATTACGAAGCGAAATCATTGGGAGAATTTCTTGGCATTTCAAAAGAACGATTAAAAGAAATTGCCATTCTTGCAAAATCAGATGTTGCTGATTATATAATCAGCATTAACGTAGGTCAAGAAATTGGTGTTCCAGAAAACAAGCTATTTGAAAGTTTGATAAATAAATGCGATAACTTTGAAGAAGCGTTGTTTATTACGTTTTTCTTTCAAGGATATAGTAGACATAATAATTGGAGATTCTTCAGTAAAAATATTTGAAAATCAAAGTTTAAACTAATGGGAAAATATGATAATTGGTTAGCGAGAGTGAGTTCTCTCGGACATACAATGCCGGCTGCAATATTTGGAAAAGACGTATATGATGCAGCAAACTCAAAACAAATTGAAATGTACGGCAAAATGATGAAGTGTCAAGAAGAGCTTGATGCAATACAAAATACCACAACTGCAACGTGGAAAAAGAAAGATGAACAAACAACAAAAATCTCTGATGCTTTTTATTTACAACGTAGAATCGTTGAAGAACTTAGTAAAAACATTGATTCTGTAGAAATTTCAGAAGGTTGTAAAACTCATATGCTCGATATTTGGATTGCTAATGAATTTGGTAGACATACAAAAGATATTAAAAACAAATACGTCGAGAAAGGTTTGCAAATGGAAGATTCGGCTATTATAATGTATAGTATTTTAAGCGGAGATATTCACGAAAAGAATACTCAAAGAAAAGATGATACATTTATAATGGGAGAAATTGACTTTGAAAAAGGAGATGTAATATACGATACTAAATGTTCTTGGGACATATTCACTTTTTTCAAGAACATTAAATATTTAGACAATCCAAATTCAAATCCTTATTACTGGAACGCACAAGGATATATGAAACTTTGGGATAAACCGAAATTCAAAGTTGTATACACTTTATTGGATACTCCAGAAAAATTGATTGAAAATGAAAGAAAGAGAATTGCTTATGATTTTACTGGAACGGAATCTATGCTTGAAGAAGCATATGCGGAACTGGATAAAAACATGAAATACTCTGATATTCCAATGAACAAACGTATAATAGAAATCGATATTGAAAGGAATGAAAGCGATATAGCTAAAATTCCATTGGTTATAAAAGCTTGCAGAGCGTATTTAAATTCGCTTGAAGGGATAATATATAAAAACTTAAAATAAAAACAATGAGTCTAAAATGGATTAAGTCAGAAAATTTTATCGTAGATGCAAAAGAAGGGGATGTTATTTGCTTATTACCACAAACAGAAGATAAGCTTAGGGATAAAATTATAGAAATAGCTCCCGAATTATTCGCATCAGTTATTTCTTTTGTGGAAAACCTTGACAACGGTAAATACACAGCTAAGTCGGCTTATAACGACTTCAAACAAATACTTGAACGTGTTCCAGAAAATATGATAGACGATGCCAAAGCTATGTCAGTATAATGACTTTGCGATACAATTCATATCGCAAAACGATACTAATGATTTCAAGTTTTTGAAAAAGTACCATTTCGCAATTTTTGAAGAAGGAACTTTTGATAGAGCAATCATTTTTGGAAAAAGTAAAGACCAGCTTATATTTGATGCAAACCAGTATATGCAGCAACTTGGCAATTGCGAAAAATACATAATCGTAGAAAATGGAATACAGTTAATATTTCTTTGGACAAGCCTTAAAGGTAAAGCCGAAAAGATTAATATGCGAGGTGGAAAGAAAGAGCTTATGGATTATCTTTTTCTTACATTCACAAAGAAAAAATCAAGATGTTTGTATATAGGAAACTCACATGAAGCTCCACTTGCGGCATGGAGAAATTCTGTTAACTGCGATGTGATTTATACAGAAGAAAAAATTATTGATAAATTTCTCAAAAGTACAGTAGAGCAACTAATACCTTTTTAATCCTTTAATATGAAAACCAAAGAAAATAGAAAAATATTGACAGCTGAAGAAGTTGTTGCAGAAGCGAAAGCGAAATACAAAGAACATACAAATGCTGATATTAAATATCAAGTGCATTATTGTTTAGGTTGGTTGAAATCACAGTATGATATAGTTGCAAACGAACTTCGTGAACTAAAAAATAAAAAAACATGAAGCAAACGGTAAGTGGAAGCTTGTTCATTTTAGAATTTAATAAGCTTGATTCATCTTTCATCAAAACTGTGGCGTTTGATGGAAAAACTGAAATTTTATCAGTTGTATTGCAGAACGATAATACTTATAATTATCAAAAAGTTCCATTTGAAACGTTTATAGAATTTTCTTCAGCGGCTTCTCCTGGAAGCTTTTATAATAACAACATAAAAAACAAATTTTCACACTTAAATTTAACAAAAATGGCAGAGAAAAAAGGTAATCAACCTAACAGAATTAACAAAGCGTCAAAAGACAAAAGATTTATTAAAATGAGTATTGATGTAAGCAAACTCAAAAGAGAATGGTTTTACATTTCAAAGGACAAAGAAACCGATGAAATAAAAGGTGTTTACGCAAAACTTACATTATCTATGTTACCAGATGGTGAAGTTGATAAATATGGTCAACTCGGTTTCATCGTTCAAGATGTGCCGCAAGAAATTTCTAAAGCCGAAATGGACAAACCGAAGAACGAAAGAACTCGTGGCGAAATTCTCGGTAACGCAGAAGAGCTTGAATGGGCTCGTGAAGAAACAAAACTTACAGCCGTAACAGATATTGATTCTGAAGAAGCTGATGATATTTTGGACAACTTACCATTTTAATTGTAATCTATTTTTTGGTGTTTTTGTCATAAAGTTGGTGGTAGTCTTGCCACCAACTAAATTTTTTCCCTTTTTGAAAACAAACCAAAGTGCCAGTACGTAAGTACTGGTTTTTGGGTGAAAATAAAATTAAGTTATGAGCAGACACAAATGCGACCAATCTTTTTATTCCACAAAAAATAAAAGGTATCACTACGGAAATATCATAAGCCAATATGAGTTCAATAGCTTGAATTTCATGGAACAACGTAATTTTTTTCCTTTTGTGGAAAAACCAAAAGAAGATGAAGACGATTTGAAACCGACCTTTTCAAATTCGTCTTTTGATAATTCGCTTTATCCAGATGGAAGAGATTTTGGAAATTCAATAGATAACGATACTTTTACAAATAACTCCGATGATGGGAATTTAGATTTCGGTGGTGGTGATAGTGAAGGCGGTGGCTCAACAGGAGAATGGTAAAACTTAAAAATATTAATATGCTATTTTTAAACTTTGGAAACAAAAAACTTCCTACAACTATACAAAATCCGTTTGATAAAAAAGGTATAATCTCTATTCATGTGTATTTTGATGATTTTTGGAATAATGGAAATTGGAAAGCTTCAGGTAGAGTTAAATTTAAAAACGGAGAAACTACTGGTGAACAAAAATTTGAAGGTAGAAGTTTTGATGATGTTGTAAGTCAAATAAAAACTATGATTGATAATCTATAAACTCTGGTTAGTATTTATCGGTTAGCGAAAGCAGTTCCCGATATTCTTATCGGGAACTATATTTTTTAACGAAATAAAATAACTTATGCACAAATTTCCTGCAAAATGGACAATGAAAGATTCTATATTTACTAAAGATAAAGGTAATGTTTTCAGTTGTTTTTCGTGTGGCGGTGGTAGTACTATGGGTTATAAACTTGCCGGTTTTAATGTTCTCGGTTGTTGCGAAATTGACAAAGAAATAATAAGAACTTATCAATCTAACCACAGTCCAAAATATGCCTTTAATCAATCAATACAGTTTTTTAAAAAACACATTAAAACCAGGATTGAAGAATATCCAGATTTAACAACTCTTGATATTTTAGACGGTTCTCCACCATGTTCGAGTTTTTCTTTAGCCGGTGACAGGGAAGAAGCGTGGGGCAAGAAAAAAGAATTCCGTGAAGGACAAAAAGCGCAAGTATTGGATACTTTGTTTTTTGATTTTATCGAATTGGCTGATTTTTTGCAACCTAAAGTTGTAGTTGCGGAAAACGTAAAAGGGTTATTGATGGGTAAAGCAAGGGAATATGTAAAAAAAATCCATAGAGCATTTGATGAAGCTGGATACTATTGTCAACATTTTCTTGCCGATGCTTCAAAAATGGGAGTTCCACAAAAAAGAGAAAGGGTGTTTTTCATTGCTCTTAGAAAAGATTTAGCACAACCATTTTTAAAGACAGTGGATATGTTCAATATTCAGCCATACATAAACATGGAGTTCGCTGAACCAGTAATTAAATTTGGTGAAGTTCGTTCTGAAATTGGTAAAGATAAAAGTGATACTGAACGTGGTGGACTTATGGAGCACGTACAATTTGGAGATAAGTGTATTTCTGATATAAACCAAAGATTATATAAGAAAAACTCTGGTTTCAATTCTATGATAAGATATGACGAAGAAGTTTGTGGAACGATAACAGCTGGTGAAAAAGATTTTCGTTATTTCGATAAAATGGCTTGCACAGATGAAGATTATATAGTTTGTTCAACGTTTCCGCTTGATTACAAATTTGTAAAAAAGACAGATGAATCTTTTGTAAAGTATCTGTGCGGTATGAGTGTTTGTCCGGTTATGATGGCGCAAATATCAAGTCGTATTTGGGAATACTGGCTTTCTAAAATACCAAAACAATGAAAATAATAAACTTAACTCAAAGTTTTATAACTGTTGTTGATGATGAAGATTATTTTCGTTTAATGAATTTTAAATGGAAAGTTTTCGATAGTCGTGGTATTTTGTATGCTTACAATACAAAATATGGAGCTATGCACAGAATGATACTTGATGTATGTGATAAAAATATTAAAGTAGACCATATAAATACCAATGGACTCGATAATCAAAGACATAATTTACGCATAGCAACCCATTCACAAAACGGTTGTAATAGAAATGCACAATCAAATAATATAAGTGGATTTAAAGGTGTTTCATTTAGAAAAGATAAACAAAAATGGACTGCTGAAATTCAAATAAATAAAGTCAAAACCAGATTGGGATATTTTGACAATAAATTTGAAGCAGCAATCGCTTACGATAACGCTGCAAAGAAATTACATGGAGAATTTGCTAATACAAACTTTTAACATATGAATTACTTAATACGATTGCTTAAAGGTATTTTAATAGGTTCTTTTTGCGGATACGTTATATCGTTTCTATGCAAAATATATCAAGAACAACTTTTCAAAAGTGGTGGAGTTGTATTGGCGAGAGAACTTGTTTTTTACAAATCTATTGGTTATGTTATTGCAGTTTTAATATTATACTTGTACATGACAGCAACGGCAGAAACGGATAATTAACATTTGTTTAACAATTCTTTAACATTTTATTTGCATACTACTTGTTATATTTGTATTCAATTAAATAATATAAAAATGACAAACAAAGAAACAGTTAGCGCAGTCGCCACGTTCAGCAAGTTGGTTGAAATTGTGACAACGAGCGGTTCTAAAAAAGCTGTGGTCGATGCTTATCAGGCATTATCCACAAAAGAAAAAATCAATTTGTTGGTATACTACAGATGTAGAAGTGTAGACCAATTTTTCCTTCACTTACGTAATTACGTAGAAAACACATTAGCGAGATGATTAAAACTGTTGCGTTGGAGAGAATCGTTAACGTAGTTAATCGTGTAGTGTACGCTGAGAAACATGAAGAACTGAAACTAATCAAACACCATGACGATGAGTTTTCGGTTTACTACAATGCAAGGTTAGAACAAACCTTCATAACACGAAAAACGAAAGTAGCAGAAATCGAAGAACGTGATATTATTTTCTTTGTGGAAAAACAAATAAAAAAAGAGAAACAAAGCAACCGTAAAAAAGATGTTGGAAACGATAATCAAGGAAGCTTATTTTAAAACAAAATCATAATGAGTTTATGAAAATACAAGAAAGGCATTACCAAACCAACATAATAGAAGACGTTGTTAGGAATTTAGGAAAGCATAAAAACGTCATGCTTCAATTACCAACAGGCGGTGGAAAAACAGTTTGTTTTGCACAGTTAGCACATAGGTTTTTTCATAAGACAGGAAAAAGAACATTGATACTTGTTCATCGCCAAGAATTAATGTATCAAGCTCAAAAGACAATGGAATTGATGTTCCAGGAACAAATGAGCTTAATTAAAGCTGGAACGAACTATGTTAAATTCACACCGGCTTTCATAGGAATGGTTGAAAGCGTAAGCAAACGACTTGATTCAGTTTCCGCCGAAGATATGAATATCGGTTTAGTAATTATTGATGAAGCGCACAATGCGAGTTTCAACAAAATAATAAGACATTTCACCAAAGAATTTATTGTAGGCGTTACTGCAACTCCATTAAGTTCTTCCAAAAAAGAACCGCTTAATAAATATTATGGCGCATTGGTAACTGGACCTTCAATAAAAACATTAATTAAGTTAAATTATCTTTCACAAAATATTACTCGTGCTCCTAAAGAAGTAATTGATAAAGCGAAATTATCAATAGCGTCAACTGGTGATTATGATATTCAGTCAATGGCTGAAGAGTTTATGAAAACCAAATACGTAATGAGTACGTATCAAGCTTACAAACGTTTCGGTAGAAATAAAAAGACAATCATTTTTAACGTTAATGTAGAACATTCAAAGGAAGTTACTGAAATTTTTGAAACTTTTGATTATCCATGTAAGCATATAGATGCTACTACATCTGATGATGAAAGAGCAAAAATACTTAAATGGTTTCACGATACTCCAAATGGCATATTGTGTAATGTAGGTATAGCAACACTTGGTTTTGATGAGCCAACTATTGAAATGGTAATTGTAAATAGAGCAACAACTTCAATGCCATTATGGCTACAAATGTGTGGGCGTGGTTCTCGTTATTGTTCTCAAGAATGGTGCGATGAACACCAATTTAAGTATCCATACGAATTAAAGCCAAAAAACAATTTCCAGATTATAGACATGGGCGGAAACTGTATTTCGCATGGCGACTGGTGTGATGATAGAGATTGGCACTACATATTTGATAATCCAGAATCTCCAAAAGATGGTATTGCGCCAATGAAAGAGTGTCCAGAATGTGGTTGCTTTGTTCATGCTGCTACTTTGATATGCAAAATGAATTTACCAGAAACTAATGAGTTATGTGGTTACGTTTTCGATAGGAAAAAATACGAAGAACAAAAGAGACTTGAAGAATGGGTTGTTGTAACAGAAGACCCTGACTTAGAGAAACTGTTGCGTAATGTAAAGCATGGTTCTTACAATGCGTTTTTTGAAGCAGCTATTAAAATGATAGACCGTGCTGAAGAAAACATGGTTATGGATGGAGATAAAAAGAATCAATTGTTTGAACTTTATTTTTCTTTTATAAAAAAATGGTACACTCACGCATTTCCAGGAAAATACTTCAACGAATCTTGGCATCGTGAATTGGCTAAGTACAACTTTAATAAATATTACGATTTCAAAAATATTAAAAAATTAGAATATGCAACAGCAAGTTAAAAAATTAAACGTAAAAGAAATCAGAAAAGAAAAAGCTATTTTGATTGATAAGTTAAAAAAAGAAAATCATAAAAATCCTTATCCAGAAGCTGGAAAAATTATAAACGAAAAGTATGGAAAAGGATGGGCTGAGAAATATCAACCAAAACAAAGTTACGGTTACGATGAGTGGTGGCAAGAAAAGAATATGGATGGTTCTTTCGCCTACAATGGCGTTACTGAAGATTTTTAATTCCACAAAAAGAAAAATGATTGTTATGAATTAATTGCTAATAACCTAAAATACAAAAAGTGCCAACAATAAGTCTATTTGGAAATATTAGGAGTACAGCTCCTCTTGATAATTTAGATTTACACGCTTACTTTCATGCGGTTAGAATTGGTGAATTTGAAGATGAAATACATGAAATAAGAATTAAGACAAACGAAAAAGAAAAGGATGCTTTAAAACGACAGCTTCAACGAATAACGTTTTCTGGAACATTCAGTAAAAGAACTAACGATGGTTTGCTTGAACATAGCTCAATAATCGCAATCGATTTAGACGATTTGCAAGATGCAGAAATGACTAAGCAATTATTGAGTGAAGATAAATACGTTTACGCAGCATTTGTAAGTTCGGGCGGGAAAGGATTAACTGTATTGTTTAAGATAAATGGCAAAAAACACAGAGAATCGTTTCTTGGACTTTCTGAATATTTGCTATTGAATTACAATTTATTAGCAGACCCAGGAAGTGTATCTGTAGTGAAACCTTTTGGTGTAACTTTTGACCCTTTCATTTACATAGCAGAACATTCTGTACCTATTTTTTCGACTTACCCACAAGAGAAGAAAGAGGTTAAATTACCGAATTTCGTTTACATTAAAGATGAATTCGAGCGATTGATTTCTGAGATATCGAAGCGAAATATCAATTTGTGCGAAGATTACAGTCAATGGCTCAAAATTGGTTTTGCTTTTGCATCACATTTTGGTGAAAGCGGTAGAGATTATTACCATATCGTATCTAGTAAAAGCTCAAAATACAATCAGAAAAAGACTGACGACCAGTATAAATACTGTTTACGCAAACGAGATTTCAATCTTGATTTGGCTACGATGCGCACTTTTTATGGATTTTGCAAAGATGCTGGATTAAATATAACATCTGAGTTTGCAGAAAAGATACGAAAAGCAACAAAAAACGGCAAAGCTGCTGGATTAACGAAGGAAAAAATTACCGAAAACCTTTTTAAATTTGAGGGAGTAGAAAACGCAGGAGAAATAGTTAGTCAAATATACGATTTAAACTTTGAAGTTTCGGAAGGAGATTCTGTTCTTGAGCAAATTGAAATGTATTTATCTTCTAACTATACGTTCAAAAGGAATTTGGTTTCAAGATATATTGAATTTGGAACTGTTCGTTTAGAGCAAACCGATTTGAATACTATATTTATCAGCACAAAGAAAATAATAGGTCAAGCGAGTTATGAACTTTTTGAACGTTTGATGTTTAGCGATTTCGTACCAACTTACAATCCAATAAGAGACTATTTCAAATCATTGCCGGAGTTTGATTTAAAAAAGCCGTCACCAATAACAAGACTTTCAGAAAGCATTATTAACGATATTCAGCCATATACAGAATATTTTTTAAGGAAATGGCTTGTTTCAATCGTATCTTCAGCATTTGGTGTACATAGTCCTTTAATGTTCGTACTTTCTGGTGCGAAACTGGGTAAAGGTAAAACTGAATTTTTCCGTAGACTTACACCTGCAGAGTTAAAACCGTATTATGCTGAGAGCAAATTGGATGCAGGTAAAGATGATGAGATACTTATGTGTCAAAAACTCATAATAATGGATGATGAAATGAGTGGTAAAAGCAAAAGGGAAACTGATAGATTGCGTGAAATAACTTCAAAACAGCAATTTGATTTAAGAGAACCATACGGAAAGATAAATGTTTGCTTACGAAGATTGGCTGTACTTTGCGCCACAACGAATTCAAGAAACATTTTAAAAGACCCTTTTGGTAATCGTAGAATTATTCCTATACCGGTTGAAGACATAGATAAAGATGTTTACAATTCGATTGATAAAAATGAAGTGTTTGCAGAAGCGTACACTTTATGGAAATCAGGTTTTGATTGGGAAGTAATCAAAGATTCAGACAAAGATTATTTGAACAAATATCAGTTTGAATTTGAAGCCGAATTTATGGAAAAAGAACTTGTGCTTAAGTATTTTACGTATGAAGGCGCAGATACACCTATGACTGCATCAGAAATTAAAACAGAATTAGAAAAATTAACAAATCAAAGATTAAGTCTTGAAATGATTGGTAGAAATATGGCTACAATAGGATATACAAAAAAGTCCGTAAGACGAGATGGACAAATATCTAAAATGTGGATAGTAAAGAAAATCAATCGTGGAGGCTACGAATCACAAACAACAGAAAACAATGAAAAAAGAGATGGTTGGGAACCTATCCCAGGCGAGCGCTTTTGAGAAAGATTTTAATGAATTAGAAGAACGTGAACGACTTGAATTTCTTGCTAAATTAAATTATGCAATGCTTCACATGAATTCTTGCTATAAAATGGCAATAAATATTATTTCTTTTGCGGATAAATATGGAGTTTTTGACGGTGCAAAGCATGGCGTAGTCGAAGCAAATGCAAAAAGTTTTGATTGATTTTGGGGCGTTTTACGGCAAAAAAACGTGTTGCCATACATTTATATCAATTCGTTATTTGCGTTTAGTGATGGGCGTGAAACATGGCAAAAACGAGCGTGGAACAATGTTTTATGCAATCGGCAAAACAAAAAACAAAAAGGCACTTTCCACAAAAGAAAAAATATATGTTATGAACAAAGAGTATGACGAGCTCAAAGAAGAAATGGATGAAATTCTTGAAAAACAAGACGATTTAGAA